ACGTCTCTCTTGAATAGAGGATTAGCAGACATACTCGTTGGTATCTCTTCGCCACTAAGCTTCTTGTAGATACTGCTAATCATACGCCTTGCTTTGTATGAAACCTCGTACAAAGCCTTCCTTTTACCGTGGTGTTTCCTGAACACTACTATCCACTCGTCACGCCTTAGCCTGTCGAACCTGTTAACGTTCCACGACAGCAGCTCGTCGAACTCACGAAACTTATCCTTACTGAAATACTTCTCCGAGTAAAGGAACAGGAGCATCTCAAGGTCTGCCGTAGACAGACCATACTTAGCCTTAACGAAGTATCTTATAACTCTCCAATACTTTAGGTAGTCGTTTGGAGGCGACTTTCTTTGATTTGACATAAATTTTATTTAGTATCTTTGTGCAAAGATATAAATAATGGCTAAAGAAGAAAAGAAGAAGGAAGAAAAGAAGAAGATGAAGATAGACCCTTTGTCTGACGCTGTAGACCTGAACGATATAAACTTCAAGAACAAGGACGTTGAGAGGTGGACTAAACGAAACAAAAGTAATAACAAGCCTACTCAGACACCTACGTTTAAAAATATGGGAACATTGGGTGGACCTTCCGGTTCTAGTTTTAGAAAACCAAAAAAAAAGAAAAATAAGTTATGAGAGATTTAGGCACACCATTAGCTGAGTCATTTTTCCACAGCAAATCTGTTAAGAAGTCAGCAAGGAAGTCAGCAAGGAAGCACAGGAAGGTTCTAAGGAAGGAACGTAAGGCGTTCAATAAAGAATTAAAAGAATCTGAGGATGACTCATTGTCTAAGTCAACAATATATAGTGATACATATAAAGAAAAAAAATAAAAAATTATGGAAAAGACAATCAAACCATACTTCACGGCAGCGAATGCAAAGATGAAGGGTAAGCCCGAAAAATATGGGCTTCCATCTAACGAATCAATTAATAATAGTGCATACGCTAAGTGCGGCAAGAACAAAAAGTAATGGCAAGGAAGGGTAGAACAAAGGGCAACAAGATATGTCCTGCGGGGATTGCTTGGGCAAAGAGAACGTTTGACAAGTACCCATCAGCCTATGCTAATATGGCAGCAAGCAAGTACTGTAAAGACCCCAACTATGCTAAGGGTAAAAAGAAAAAGTAATGGGAGCTTTAAAGAAGTGGAGAGACGAGAAGTGGGTACGTATAGGTACTGACGGTTCTATCAAGGGGGAGTGCGGTACAAGCAAGAACAAGAAGAACCCTGACAGGTGTCTGCCTCTAAAGAAGGCTAAGAGTATGACTAAAGCAGAACGTGCTAAGACGGCTCGTAAAAAGAAAGCGTCAGGTGGAAGAAAACAATTTATACCCAACACCAAGAAGGGAAGGGTAACTAAAAAATATACTAAAAGATAAAAAAGAAAAAGTATTAGATGGCTGAGAAGAGTAAGATGAAGTGCAATCGGGTTACTAAATCCGACAGGGCAGGCAAGAAGAGAATGGTCAAGGCGTGCGAGGGAGGCAAGGAGAAGTTAATACACTTCGGTGCTAAGGGCTATGGTCACAACTACTCTGCTGCTGCACGTAAGTCTTTCAAGGCACGACACAAGTGTGGTACTGCTAAGTCAAAGCTAACGGCAAGGTATTGGTCGTGTAAGAATCTATGGGCAGGCAAGGGAGGCTCAACCAAGTCAAGTCCGAAAAATAGGAAAGGAAAATATTAGTATATTTGCAAAGTAAAATAAATAAGTTATGAGAGATTTAGGTACACCATTAGCTCCCACCTTTGGAGGCGGAGGTAACAGGCTTCTAAAAAAGGCAGGTAGAAAATACTATAAGTCTATGGTTGCAGTTGATGAGGGTAGATTTAAGAAGGAGCAGAAGCTACGTAAGAAAGCTTTCAAGCTTGAAGCAAGGGGTGCTAAAAAACAATCAAAAGCAAATAAGTAATGGGAAAACTATTAGTAAGGTTAGGTCTGTGGATGCAGAGCCTAAAGGTAAAGATGAAATGTAAGTGGAACACTATGATGTCTAAGCTTATGTTCAAGATGCACGGAGAGTGCCCTGATAAATTTTTATGTATCTGTAAGAAGAGCAAATGAATATAAAAGAAAAGTCAAGAGGATTTGGTGACACGGTTGCCAAGGTAACAAAATTAACGGGTATCAAGTCTGTAGTAGACACGGTCAGTAAAAAGATGGGTAAGGACTGTGGATGTAATAAAAGGCGTGATACTTTAAACAGAATAATACCCTACAAATAGAAATTATGAAACAAGGATATAACCAAAAATATGGAAGAAGTATTCCTGTAATTCCTTCAGACAATATTAGCATACCTAACCCCGCTAATATTGTTGCATCGGGGCAAACAACAGCATTTGCTGCCGACCGTTTAGTTGACACTGACTCTGACTTTATTAGACAGGGTGTTGAGGTTGGGGCAACAGTCTACAACCTAGATACATATAATAGTGCTACAGTTACAGAAATTATTGCAGAATCAAGATTAGCCCTAAGTGACGACATATTTCCTGCTGCTTCAGCAAACTATAGAATAGGAAACGTAACATCCGGTTTGGGTTGTGCTATATGGACAGGGACGGGTGGAAGGATTTCAGGAACAACAATTGAGGGAGATACAATTTTCTTAAGTAATGTACCTGCGGGGGTTATATTACCAATAATATTTAAGTCAATAGATTCTACAGGAACTACGGCAAACAGTATTACTGCTCTTTTTGAATAAAAAAATGGGACTACAGGATTTGAAAATATATGCTATAAACTCAGGAGTGCTTGCAGTATCCTTTACTGAGATTGAGATGTTGTTAAAGGTAGTGTTGTTAACTGCAACTATAGTATACACAGTACAAAAGATTTACATAAACGAAAAAAAGTAGTACATTAAGGTTTATGAGAACTGATGATGTAGAAAATATAATAGTACACTGCTCCGCTACACGAGAGGGAGACGACTGTATAGACATGCACGTCATCGACAGGTGGCACAAGGCAAAAGGTTGGAGGGGATGTGGCTATCACTTTGTTATACTGATAGACGGAACGATTCAAGTAGGAAGAAACATAAACGACTCAGGGGCACACACCATTGGGAAAAACTCTAAGTCTTGGGGCGTATGCTACATAGGCGGGGTTGAACAGGATGGCAGGACACCGAAGGATACTCGCACAGAAAAGCAGAAGGAGTCTTTACTAAGCCTGTTAAGGTTTTTAAAGTTACTACAGCCTGACGCTATTATACACGGACACCGAGACTTTGCAGCCAAGGCGTGTCCTTGTTTTGATGCAACAGAAGAATACAGTAATATATGATGGGAAAGGTAATGGAATGGTTTAGTGGTAGCCTTGTCAAGGATGTCCTTGGGGGGCTTGATGGTCTGATCACGTCTAAGGAAGAAAGGATGCAGGCTGAGATAGCATTGAAGCAGATATTTGCAACCAAGGAGCTTGAGCTTCAGAAGATGCAGGCTGATATAATAATAGCAGAGGCGAGTGGAAATTGGCTACAGAGAAGTTGGAGACCCATACTGATGTTATCGTTTGGGTTTATTGTTATATACGTGAAGTTCCTTGGACCGTTGTTTGGTCTCACCATACCACCGTTAGAGGATGAGTTTTGGAACTTGTTACAGCTTGGCATAGGCGGCTATGTAATAGGTCGAACGGGTGAGAAGATGATGGACAGTTTCACTTCAGATAGGCGTAGAAGAAAAAATAGAAATTAATTACTTATCTTTGCCAATAAATTAAATCAAATGGCAAAGTTAAATAAGGAAGAGTTAGAGAAGATTCATAAGTTGATGAGTGACTTTAATCAGTTAAAGATTCAGCTAGGTGACACGACTATAACTCAGCATAACCTTCTAGCGAAGGTAGATGAATTAAAGATTCAGTATGCTGAAGAAGAAAATTTATTGATTGAAAAATACGGAAAAGACGCTGTCATTAATATTCAGACGGGTGACGTTCAACAAAAAGAAAAGTAATGGGGAAGATAAGCACGTATACGACTACAACACCTGTAGGTTCAGATTTATTAATAGGCACTGATAGTGAGTCTTTAAATGCTACTAAGAATTTTACTGTACAGTCTATAGCTGACCTTGCTCAAGAGGCAAGACAAGTGAGCGAGCTTCAGTTAAACGGAACTACAATTGCTTCTACTTCTCAGGCTATATATGGGGTTAATGTAATTACAACTGCTACTACAGCAGACTTAGCTACAAGACTACCAACCCCTACTACGGGTAGGAATACTATATTTATTAACAACTCAAATATGCCAATATCTGTATTCCCTTCAGTAGTAGGGGGAGAAATAAATGGCGTGGTAAATGGTTCAGCAACAATTCCAAATGACGGTAGAGCTTATCAGTTCTTTTGCATAGAGAATCCATTACCCGGGGCTTGGGCTTGGTCACCTCCTGCAATACAGCAGTATGACAGTGGAGATATAACGGTAGACACTACATTGGGGTCTGTGTCTATATTTTCTGCACTTGACCCTACAAAAGCTGAAGAGATTGGTCAGTTTCTTTCAAGTGATTCTTGGGTACAGTATGGACCACAGATGCCAACTATATCACTACAACCTTTGCTAACTAATAATGTTTGGGTATTAATACCAACAACCCCTTGGAATGCAATAACAAAAGTTAAGGTGTATACAAATGCATCATCTGCAATGGAATTTAGAATAGCTGCAGCTAACTCAGAGACGTTCTTTGATTTAAGTGGCAACTATGTAAGTACAGGTGCTACAACTGCGGCTCAGTACATAACAAGTGGCGGAGTAGTTGATGGGTCTACAAGTTCAATTGTACCGGGAGCTACTTTACCTCCTGCAACATTAACAACTAATATAGGCGATGCAGGTTCTAGGTATGGTGAGCTTATATATCCTGCAGGTTCAGGTATAACTGCTTCGGGACAGGTAAGGTCTGAAGTTGGAGTTATTGATGAGGGAATTGTTGGTGGTCAGCAAAAGTATTATACTAATGCAATTAGTTTTCAACTTAAAACAAATGCACCTGTCGGTAACTATACAGGACTTAAGTTTAGATTTTTCATAGAGTACTCTTAATTAAATAAACATTATGGATATTCGTAAGATAAGTGTTGGACCTGACTACAAGTCGGGGGCTATGCACTACATAGTAGGGCAGGAGATACTAAACGGTACGCATAGTATACACCTGATTATGTATGACTTTAGCACTAAGTCTATAAAGATATGGATAGAGAGTAAAAAAGAAGAGGTCTTACTTTGGAAAGAGTTTACGGGCACAATGCCTATATCAATTGAATATAATATAAATTTTTAATGAAACATGCGTTCACCATTTTTTTTTATTGTAAAACCTGAGAACAACAGGCGATACGATAACACCAAGAATATATCAGGAGTTGAGGTAATAACAAGCACATCTGAGGAGGACGTAAGGTTTTCTAATAGAAGGGGCATTGTTCAGGAGTTACCGCTAGGGTACGACGGACCTATAAAGGTTGGAGACACGCTACTCGTACACCACAACGTTTTTAAGTTTTACAATGACATGAAGGGTCAAAGGAGGAGCGGTAGAAGTTTCTTTAAGGAGGACTTGTTCTTTATAGAGCCTGACCAATTCTTTATGTACCACGACGGTAAAGATTGGAATGCCTATGACAGGTATTGTTTTGTAGAGCCAATTGACGTAGAAAATTCTTATATTTACAAGAACATAAAGGAAGAACCACTAATGGGTCTCATGCTTTACCCCAATGATTACTTAAAATCAAAGGGAGTAAAATCAGGAGACAAGGTTACGTTCAAGCCTGAAAGTGAGTATGAGTTTTATGTTGACGATAAAAAAATGTATAGGATGTATGACCATCAAATCACAATGGTGTTATGAGAAAATTTTTTAAATCATTAGCTGTCTTGCTTATAGCAAAGATTATTATAGACGTAATAATACTGTTGGTTATTATTAATAATATATTATAGATGAACTCAAAGGAAGTTAAATTAAAAATTATTGAGGCAGGTCACAGGGCTGTAGAGCAGCTTATAAAGGTTGCAAAGGAGCAGATTATAAAGCACGACCCTGAGGATGACATATCGGCAGACAGGTTAAAGAATGCTGCCGCTACAAAGAAGTTAGCGATATTTGATGCGTTTGAAATTCTTAACAGGATTGAGGCAGAGAAGGAGGCTATAGAGTCACTGAGTAGTGGACCAAGCAAGGTGGATACAAAACAAGGGTTTGCAGAAAGAAGGTCAAAATAATATATACAGGGTACTTGAGGAATACATACCCAAGAGTGTGCTCTCCAACAAGAACAGGGCTAAGAGTTGGAAGTATGGCTACAACGACACCTATGACCTTATTGTAATATCCAAGGACGGTACTTTAGGTGAGGTTATTGAAATTCAAAATTTAAGGATAGGACTACCACTAGCTCCTAGTAAGTGTTACAAGAGGCACGCTAAAAAAGAGAAGCAGTATTGGGAGAGGAAAGAACTTCCAAAGGAACTTACAAAGATACAATCTATTTTTCAATGGAATGACATGCCTAAGGAGTTTAAGAATAGGTGGGTAGATTTCATTGAGAAGGAGTTTGATTTTAGGGAGGATGGCTATTGGTTTATGAACAACGGTAAGCCTACATACATGACAGGCTCTCACTACATGTACCTTCAGTGGACATCTATTGATGTTGGATACCCTGACTTTAGGGAGGCTAACAGGCTGCTATATATTTTTTGGGAGGCGTGTAAGGCAGACAAGAGAAGTTTTGGAATGGTTTACTTAAAGATAAGGCGTTCAGGATTCTCATTCATGTCATCATCAGAGTGTGTAAGCACTGCTACTTTAGCCAAGGATGCAAGGGTTGGGATACTATCCAAGACGGGTAGCGATGCCAAGAAGATGTTCACCGACAAGGTTGTGCCAATAAACAGCAGGCTACCGTTCTTCTTCAAGCCTATTATGGACGGCATGGATAAACCAAAGACTGAGTTAGCATACCGTGTGCCTGCTGCTAAGATTACCAAGAAGAATATGTTCGACTCCGACGATGACATTATAGAGGGTTTGGATACCACGATAGATTGGAAGAACACGGACGACAACAGCTATGATGGTGAAAAGCTTCTACTGCTAGTACACGACGAGAGTGGGAAGTGGATAAAGCCTAACAACATCCTAAACAATTGGCGTGTAACTAAGACCTGTCTTAGGTTGGGTAGCAAGATTATAGGTAAGTGTATGATGGGTTCTACATCAAACGCTTTATCTAAGGGTGGAAGTAATTTCAAGAAACATTACGAGGACTCTAACGTACAGAAGAGGAGTGCCAATGGTCAAACAAGGAGTGGGCTGTATTCATTGTTTATACCTATGGAGTGGAACATGGAGGGGTTCATTGACAGGTATGGGATGCCTGTGTTAATCAATCCTAAACAACCTTTGTTGGGGATAGACAACGAACTTATTCATCAGGGAGCTATTGACTATTGGCAAGCTGAAGTTGATTCACTAAAGAATGATGCCGATGCATTGAATGAGTTCTATAGGCAGTTCCCAAGAACAGAGTCTCATGCGTTTAGGGATGAGAGCAAGCAGTCTATATTTAACTTAACAAAGATATATCAGCAGATAGACTACAACGACTCATTGATACGTGAGCATCATGTAACACGTGGTTCTTTTAGTTGGAATAATGGGGTAAAGGACACGAAGGTTATATTCTCACCCAACAAGAGTGGCAGGTTCTATGTCAGTTGGACTCCCAATGATAAGATAAACACTGCACCTATAAACAGAAATGGATTGAAGTACCCGCCCAATGAGCACTTAGGTGCGTTTGGTTGTGACTCTTATGACATATCAGGGGTTGTCGGAGGTGGAGGTTCAAACGGAGCATTGCACGGACTAACCAAGTTTAACATGGACGATGCACCAAGCAATGAGTTCTTCTTGGAGTATGTAGCCCGACCACAGACGGCAGAGATATTTTACGAAGACGTTCTTATGGCGTGTGTGTTCTATGGGATGCCAATACTGATAGAGAACAACAAGCCAAGGCTGCTATACCATTTCAAGAACAGGGGTTACAGAGGCTACTGCACAAACAGACCTGACAAGCATTACAATAAGCTATCCAAGACTGAAAGGGAATTGGGTGGAATACCAAACACAAGCGAGGACGTTAAGCAGGCACACGCATCAGCAATAGAGTCTTACATTGAGAAGTATGTTGGGGTAGACTTGGATGGTTCGTACAGACCGTCTGATGAGTTTGGCTCTATGATTTTTACAAGGACCTTAGAGGATTGGGCAAAGTTTGATATAACCAACAGGACTAAGTTTGATGCATCAATAAGTTCAGGTTTGGCTATCATGGCTTGCCAAAAACACCTATATCAGCCTGAGAGAAAACAATCAAAAATAAACATTAACTTTGCAAGATATAATAACAAGGGAACAACAAGTCAAATTATTACATGAAGGATGTCAAAATAAACATTTCATCGACAGGGTTTCCTAGTCAATTTGTTTCAGATTCTGAAAAGGCAACGGATGCTTTCGGTTTACAAATCGGGCAAGCTATTCAGTATGAGTGGTTCAAAAAAGACGGGAATCAGTGTAGGTTTTATGACCAATGGAGAAACTTCCATAGGTTAAGGTTATATGCTCGTGGAGAGCAGCCGGTTGGAAAGTATAAGAATGAGTTGGCTATTAATGGCGACCTGTCTTACTTAAACTTAGATTGGACACCCGTTCCAATAATGCCTAAGTTTGTTGACATCGTAGTGAACGGAATGTCTGACAGGCTCTTCAAGGTTAAGGCATACGCTCAGGATGCAATGTCTCAATCAAAGAGAAGCAAGTATCAGAATATGATAGAGGGGCAGATGGCTGCCAAGCCTTTGTTGAACATTATACAGGAGAAGGCGGGAGTAAATCCGTTTACGGTAGACCCTGACGACCTTCCTGCTAATGATGAGGAGTTGGCTTTATATATGCAGCTTAACTATAAGCCTGCTATAGAGATAGCTGAAGAGGAGGCTATCAATACAATGCTTGAGGAAAACAAGTATATTGACCTACGTAAGAGGCTTGACTATGACCTAACCGTGTTAGGAATATCTACAGCCAAGCATGAGTTCCTTCCGGGTTCAGGTGTCGAGGTTAAGTATGTAGACCCCGCTAATGTTGTTTACAGCTACACAGAAGACCCTCACTTCAAAGACTGTTTCTATTGGGGTGAAATTAAAACAGTTCCTATAACTGAGTTATTAAAGATTGACCCTAAGCTTACCAAGGAAGACCTAGAAGAGATTTCTAAAAGTGGGCAGAGTTGGTATGACTACTATAACACAGCTCAGTATTATGATAACGATATTTTCTATAGAGATACTGTGACGCTAATGTACTTCAACTACAAGACCACTAAGAAGATGGTCTACAAGAAGAAAGTAAACGAAGAGACAGGTAGCACTAAAGTAATTGAGAAGGACGACCAATTCAATCCCCCACAAGAAATGATGGACGAGGGGAACTTTGAAAAGCTTTCCAAAACAATTGACGTATGGTACGATGGGGTAATGGTCATGGGCACTAACTACATACTAAAGTGGAATCTTGCTGAGAACATGGTTAGACCTAAGTCAACAAGTCAGTACGCATTACCAAACTATGTGGCAGTTGCACCGAGAATGTATAAGGGAGTTATCGAGTCATTGGTTAGGAGAATGATTCCATTCGCTGACTTGATTCAGATTACACACTTAAAACTACAGCAGGTTATATCCAAGGTTGTTCCCGACGGAGTATTTATAGATGCAGATGGATTAAATGAGGTTGACCTTGGGACAGGTAACGCATATAACCCTGAGGATGCATTAAGGCTATACTTCCAAACGGGTAGTGTTGTAGGTAGGTCATACACTCAGGATGGTGAGTATAATAACGCACGAGTTCCTATACAGCAGTTAACGTCAAATTCGGGTGCGTCTAAGACGCAAATGCTTATAGGCAACTATAACCATTATATGAACATGTTACGCTCTGTAACAGGCTTAAATGAGGCGAGAGACGGAAGTATGCCTGACCCTAACTCATTGGTTGGAGTTCAAAAGCTTGCTGCGTTGAATTCAAACACAGCCACACGTCATATACTTAATGGAAGCTTATATATGTTCAGGACCTTGTCTGAGGCTTTAACCTATAGAATTGCTGATGTATTAGAGTATTCTGATTTTAAGGACGACTTTATAAATAAGATTGGCAAGTACAACGTGTCAATACTTAACGACATCAAAGACCTTTATATATATGACTTCGGTATATTTATTGAGGTAGCACCGGACGAGGAAGAGAAGGCACAGCTTGAGCAGAATATTCAAATGGCTCTTTCAAAGGGAGACATTAACTTGGAGGATGCTATAGACATCAGGGAATTGAAGAATATAAAACTAGCGAACCAACTACTAAAAGTTAAGCGTAAGTCTAAGCAAGACCGAGAGGAGAAGATGGCTATGCAGTCACAGCAGATGCAAGCACAGCAACAGATGCAGTCCCAACAGATGGCTGCACAGACTGCTATGCAAAAACTTCAAATGGAGTCACAGGCTCAGATGCAAATTAATCAGGCTGAACTACAGTCTAAGTTGAATCTAAGGGAGCAAGAAGCTCAATTGAAGTTGATGCTTATGGAGAGAGAGTTTGAGATGAACCTTCAGTTGAGGGGGATGGAAGCTTCTCAGTTAGCGGGTCGTGAGCAAAGCAGGGAGGATGCTAAGTCTAAGAGAATAAGTCAGCAGAATACTGAGCAGAGTAAGCTAATAAACCAACGGAAGAATAACCTTCCGCCAATGAACTTTGAGTCTAATGAGGATAGTTTGGATGGGTTTGACCTAGCTGAGTTCTCTCCACGATAGTCTTGAAATCTATAAATAATTTTTATTAATTTTGTAAATCAAATATAATCACATGGAATTTAAAGTAAAAGCCATTGACGGCATCGAGCAGAAGTCTGTTCAAGAAGTAGAAAGCGAACTATTAAAATCGCACGAAGAAAATTTTAATGAAAAGGGTGACACTACGGTTACTGAGGAAGTAGAAAGTGTAGAGTCAAACACTGAGATTCCTGAGTTACAGGAGGAGGACGTTCTTTCATTTATTAAGAATAAGTATGATAAGGAGATTACATCTGTTGAGGATTTGTTTCAGGCTCGTGAAGAGAGTGAACCACTCCCGGAAGATGTGGCTACTTATTTAAAATACAAGAAGGATACAGGTAGAGGCTTTGAAGACTTCTCTAAGTTAAATAGAGACGTTGACAAAATTGACCCTGATAGACTTCTTAAGGATTATCTAACCGCTACTGAGAAGGGTCTTGACGAAGAGGACATAGACGCATTGATGGAGGACTACTCCTTCGATGAGGACTTTGATGACGAGACTACTATCAAGAAGGTTAGGTTACAAAAAAAGAAAGCAATTGCTAAAGCCAAAGACTACTTTGAGTCTGAGAAAGAAAAGTACAGGATTCCTCTTGAGTCAAGTGGGAGTTCTATTTCAGAGGATGACAAAAAAGCGTTAGAGGATTATAAGCAGTATGTTCAACAGGCGACAACCTACGAGGAAGAAGCAAAGCGTAAGTCAGAGTGGTTTATGCAAAAGACAGACGAAGTGTTCGGAGGGGAGTTCAAAGGTTTTGAGTTCTCTATTGATGGAGATAAGAAAGTCGTTTACGCTCCCGGTGATTCGAGTGAACTATTAAGTAGTCAGAAAAATCCATCAACTTTTATTCAAAAGTTTTTAGATGACGATGGACTATTAAAAGATGCAGTTGGATACCATAGGTCATTAGCCATCGCAATGAATCCTGAAAAGTTTGCTAAGTTCTTTTATGAGCAAGGCAAGTCGGTTGCTACCGAGGATGTTATACGTAAGACTAAAAACATAAACATGTCTACACGTACTGCACCTGAGGTGACAAGCAAGGGAGGAGTTCAAGTTAAAGCCGTAAACCCTTCATCGGGCAGAGGCTTGAAAATAAAAAGTAGAAAGTAAAAAATTAAAAAACTAAAAAATTAGAAAAAATGGCAGGACAAGTTAATGCTACTCCGGGGTTTGCACTACAACCAAGTGCAGAACAAGTACCCTTAGCGAGTAATTATATTACGAATTTCGATTTCTTAAATCAGTATCTTCCGGATACATATGAGAAAGAATTTGAAAGATACGGCAATCGTACAATCTCATCATTCTTAAGAATGGTAGGAGCGGAAATGCCGTCAAACTCAGACCTTATTAAATGGGCTGAACAAGGACGACTACATACTAAGTATGTAGATTGTAGTACTACAGCTATTGCAGGTGCTGACATAGCCACTATTTCTGTGTTGGATGCAGGAGTTACAAGCATTGTAGTACGTGTAGGTCAGACGGTTATGATTTCTGACAACGCAGGTACAGGCTCAAATAAAGCTATCGTTACAGCGGTTGATACTGCTGCAGGTACTTTTGATGTGGCTTACTATGAGGCAGGCGGACAAGTTCCTGCTGCGGGTCAAACATTAAGCGTATTCATTTACGGTTCTGAGTTTGCAAAAGGAACTGAAGGAATGCAAGGTTCTTTAGAGTCTGAAGATTCTATCTTTCAGAACAATCCAATTATCATTAAAGATAGATACGCAGTATCAGGGTCTGATATGGCTCAGATTGGATGGGTTGAAGTAACAACAGAGAACGGTGCAAGTGGATACCTTTGGTATTTGAAGTCTGAGCACGAAACAAGATTACGTTTTGACGACCATCTTGAGACTGCAATGATTGAAGCAGTACCTATGGATAATGTTGCCAATGCCGGAACTGCTAACGGTTCTGAAGGTGTATTCTTTGTAGTAGAAAATAGAGGAAACGTATGGGGCGGTGGATTCCCTGAAACTCTTGCTGAGTTTGATACTATTGTTACTCGACTAGACAGACAAGGTTCTATCGAAGAAAACGTAATCTTTGTAGATAGAGATTTTTCTTTCGGTATTGACGATATGTTAGCTGCTCAAAACAACAATGCTGCAGGTGGTACTTCTTATGGATTGTTTGACAACGACAAAGACATGGCTTTAAACTTAGGATTCACAGGATTCCGAAGAGGTTATGACTTCTATAAGTCTGATTGGAAATACTTAAACGATGTAACTATGCGTGGCGATATGTCAGGTGCAGCAGGTTCAGGTAGAGTTAATGGACTCTTAGTACCTGCAGGTTCAACGTCTGTGTATGACCAAATCTTAGGAAAGAATGCTAAACGTCCTTTCTTACACGTTCGTTACAGAGCTTCAGAAACTGAAGATAGACGTTACAAAACGTGGATTACAGGTTCAGCAGGTGGTGCTATGACAAGCTCTCTTGATGCAATGGAAGTACACTTCCTTTCAGAAAGAGCTGTATGTACACTAGGTGCTAACAACTTCTTCTTATTCTCTGAGTAAGATGTATTTTAATAGGAGTGTGTCTTTAGGGGCACACTCTTTTTTTTTAATCTAATAATATCTAATTATGAAAAAGACAGTAACAATGGTAGACAAGGTCTACAAACTAACAAGGAATGCAGCACCTTTATCTTACACGCTGCCAACAAGAAATTCAAGAAGATTTCCTTTAATGTACTTTGATGAAAGTAAAAATGTAAACCGTGCATTACGTTATGCTAGAAACCAAAAGAGCCCCTTCGAGGATGAGCAGGATGGGAATGCTATCCTAGACCCCGTTATTTTTATTGATGGCATGCTAAGGGTTGAAAGAACAAACCCTGTACTACAAGAATTTTTACACTACCACCCTTCTAATGGTAGAAAGTTTGTTGAGGTAAACAAGGAGCAGGACGCTACAAAAGATATTGATAACTTAAATGAAGAGGTTGATGCACTAATAGCGGCAAGAGGTCTTGAGATTGATATGCTTGAAAGTATTTCTAGAGTTCTATTTGGAACGGATGTATCAAAGGTTTCAACAGCAGAGTTGAAGAGAGATGTGTTGGTTTTTGCTAGAAAAGAACCTAGAGAGTTTCTTAACGTACTCAACGACCCTATGCTAAAACTTCAGGCTAAGATACATTTATTCTTTGATGAGGGTTTACTTACATTTAGGAAAAATAAAAAAGAGGTTTGGTTTAGTACTAAGTCCAACAAGAAGAGAATGCTTGTCGTACCTTACGGAGAAGACCCGTACTTTATGGTGGCATCATTCTTCACAAGCGATGATGGTATTGAGTCATTGAAAATGCTTGAGAGTATACTAGAGGGATAATATTAAGTATAAGTTTACAAGGAAGGGTGTCTGAAAACAGACACCTTTTTTTTTGTATCTTTGTCTTTTATTAATACTTAAACTTTTTTTATTATGAGTAAATTTTTATCATTCGAAACTACAAATAACGGCACGGTATTATTCCCTATTGGGGACGGGTGCGTTATGAATATTAGTAGCCCTGAGGCTTTAGCTATAACCAATGGTTTAATTGTTATTATGTTTGCGGGCACAAATATGTCTCAATCTCTTATTGACAGCATTAATAGTGCACAGGTAGAAGCATTTCAAACTTCTTGGACACAGGCGGTATCTGTTGTTAGCATACCTTTCGGTACTACTATTGACTCTATTAGTTTTGAAGGTGGAGGTGGAGAAGTAGGTCCTGAAGGTCCTCCTGCCCCATAAATAATAATTAATATCAATGAGACCTCTTCAAATGAAGGGGTCTTTTTTTTTTACTTATCTTTGTGAAAAGATTCACGATGATAAATACAGTTAGAAATACAGTTCTGTCTGTCCTTAATAAAAATAATTACGGATACCTTTCACCATCTGACTTTAACCTGTTTGCAAAGCAGGCACAGTTAGACTTGTTTGAAAGTTATTTCTATGCATACAACTATCAGATAAACAAAGAGAATGCTAGAACGTCAGGTACAGGTTATGCAGACATTACAAAGGGAATAGAGGAGGAGTTAAATCTTTTTTCAGAGACAAAGGGTTTAATCAATCAGGTGGGAGGCAAGTACTTTGCACCATCACCTACGACAACAGGTAGCGACTACTACCTTATAAATAAGGTATTGGTATATAAAGAAGTTTTAACCGAGGGTACTACTACATCTAATGTAGTTGGAGGGAATCAGGTTATTGACACATCAGCTACGTTTACATCAACCGTTAGTGTTGGTGATATTGTGGCGGTAGAGAATGGTGGCGTTCAATACCTTACTGTCACGGTTGTAAACTCAGACACTGAGCTTACGGTTACGGGAACTTCCTTTAATGCAGCACCACAGGACTATGCAATATATAAGAAGGGGACACAGTTGAATGAGGCTGAGAAGGTAACTCATAGTAAGATTACTATGCTTAACAACTCTACATTAATAAGCCCAAGCGTTTTGTTTCCTGCATACACAACAGAGAGTGTATCATTGGATGTATACCCTGACACGTTAGATTCCATTGGTCGGGTAGTGTCTCAGTATATACGATACCCTAAAGACCCTAATTGGACATTTATATCATTAACTAATGGTGAGCCTTCGTTTGATGCGTCTAACGCTGACTACCAAGATTTTGAGTTAGCATTAGATTCAGAGGCTGACTTGGTAATGAAAATACTTCAGTACGCAGGGGTGTCTATTAGGGAGACAGAGATTTATAATTTTGCACAAACGGAAGAAACTCAAAATAATCAAGAAGAAGCATAATGGCATATATATCAGAATATCAGTACTACGAAAATAATGGTCTATCACCTGAGGATGCAAATTGGGGTTCGTATCAATACGTATCCCTGTACGACATAGTTAATAACTTCATGTTGATGTACACAGGCAACCATAGTTTAGTGAACAACGAGGAGAGGTTTAAGGTTTTGTTTCACGCCAAGCGTGCGATACAGGAATTAAACTACGATGCGTTCAAGGAAATAAAAGTCTTAGAACTTAATGTAAACGAATCCCTTAGGTACGTACTGCCTCCTGATTATGTCAATTGGGTTAGGGTATCTATGTACAAGGATGGTGTGCTTTACCCACTGACAGAAAACTTTCAGACTCAAACGGCTAATGCTTACCTTCAGGATAACACGGGTAACATACTCTTTGATGTTGACGGTAATATACTCAGACCTGAGTTCTCTAACATAGACTACGATAGAATTACAGGAACAAAGCAAAGCGTTTACCTAGACCAAAATAATTCTCAGTTCAATGGGATGCCGGGGTACAATGTGGACGGGTGTTGGTACTTTGACTTTGCTATAGGTGCAAGGTTTGGTCTGAACACTGAGACAGCAAACGCTAATCCTACGTTCACTATTGATAAAAATTCAGGAGTAATAAACTTTAGCTCAAGCATTAAAGATAATTTAGTTATACTTGAGTATGTGTCTGACGGTATGGAGAACGGTGACGACTCTAAGGTTTCTGTAAATAAACTATTTGAGGATTATGTTTATGCTGCTATTGAGTACACTATACTAAACTCAAAGCTTAATGTACAAGAGTATGTCGTAAACAGGGCTAGAAAAAGAAGGGGTGCTTTGCTAAGGAATGCTAAGATAAGAATCAGTAACATACATCCGGGTAGACTTTTACAAACTTTAAGAGGACAAGATAAGTGGCTTAAATAATATGGCAAACGTAACAAGAAATTTTATTAAGGGCAAGATGAATAAAATGGTTGATGAACGAATCGTTCCAAACGGTGAGTACATCGACGCATTGAATGTCCGTATGGGTTCTAGTGAAGGCTCTGAGATAGGTGTGATTGAAAACACTAAGGGTAACGTAGTGTTAACCAACTTGCAGTATGATGGAACTGAATTAAGTCCCGATGCAAGGTGTATTGGTGCATTCGATGATGGTGCTAAAGAGACGCTGTATTGGTTTGTACACGACTCAAACTTTACTCCATCTTCTACAGGGAAGTTAGACCTGATAGTATCATACAACACCAACACAAGCATAACAACTTATCACGTAATATCTGTTGATGATGGGGGAGGTGTTAACACCACGCTAAACTTTAACAACAAGTACTTGATAACGGGTGTAAACAAAATTGAGGATTTACTATTCTTTACAGACAACTACAACGCACCACGACGCATAAACGTTAATACTAGCTATGGGAATCCTTCATCAGGAGTAGACGGATTTGAGGAAGAGGCGATACTTGTAATCAAGAAGCCACCAATAAACTCACCACAGATTATTCCACTGACTACGAGTTCAGAGGACAACTTCTTGGAGGATAGGTTTATATCATTTGCTTACAGGTACAGGTACAGTGACAACGAGTACTCTGCAACCTCTCAGTTTTCAGCACCAACATTCTTACCGGGCACATTCAACTATGACATTGCTACGGCTTTAAATGAGGGTATGCTAAACACCACTAATCAGTGTGAGATTGTTTTCAATACAGGCGGAGAATTAGTTAAATCAATAGAGCTGTTGTTTAAGGACATGAACTCTTCAGTAATAAAGGTTATAGAGGAATTAGACAAGGATGTCTTAGGTCTTTCTAATGATGCGGATGAGTCATACGTGTTTACCAATAGCAAGATTTTCACAATACTTCCCGAGTCTGAGATACTAAGACTTTATGACAACGTTCCACGCCTTGCTCAGGCACAGACGCTTATGGGTAATAGACTGTTTTATGGTAACTACTTAGAGGACTATAAGCTAATAGACTTAAACGACGATGCATTAAAGCTTGAGTACATAACCACGCTATCTAGTGAGGAGGTAGGACTAGAGGAGTTAAATACATCAATCGAAGATGCAACATATTATATTGATGGTTTTAATACTATTAACGACGGAGGATTTACTGTTGACCTATCAGGGATTGATTTAGTTGCAGGGGCATTGATTAGTATAACCCTAAGGTTTGAGCATGCAGAATGGTCGGGTGATACTCCATATCCTGTAGAAACAACACAAGAACAAATAATCACATTCAACTATAGACTTCAACAAGACTTCAACAGCGTATATGCACTTGCATCTGACCCTGACTTTATTGATAAGGTTGGTACTATTGGAAATATTGAATCTGTAACAGACTCTTGCAATGGTTCTACATTTACAGACACATTCAACTGCACCATACCTAACGAACTAGCAGGGACTCCAACGCTATACAAGTACAAGAGTGGTATCCTTCAGGAAGATGAGCCAATTAGAATAACTGCATTTCCTCCTTCATCCATTATTATATTTCAAATTCCTGCTATGGTTTTCGTTGATGTACCGTCACCATTTGTTGGAATAAGTCATACAAGTTATGAGTATTACACTATTACAAATGTTGATGCCGTTTACCAAAAGATAGGAAGCCCATCTAGTTTACACAGTAATAGGGGGTACGAGGTTGGAATCATATACATGGACGAGTACGGCAGGAGTACGACTGCACTCGTTAGTCCACAGAATAATGTACACGTGCCTTGTAGTTCTTCAGAATTTAAGAACACAATTGACGTTACTATACCTGCTACACAGGTAGCTCCGTATTGGGCTAAGAGGTACAAGTTTTGCATCAAGCCTGACAAGAAAGACTACGACACGATATACACAAACTTCTTCTTTAGAGACCCTAGTTCAGGTGCTGACTACTTCTTGTTAGAGGGTCAGAACTCTCAGAAGATTGAGGAGGGCGATGAGCTTATTGTAAAGAGGGATACAAGTGGGGCTAAGGACGAGTGTACATGGGTTACAGTACTAGAAAAGGAGGCGAAGCAAAAAAACTTCTTAGACCCCGACAAACCTATAGATGGTGACGGTAATACAATTGATTTTGTTCCGGCAGGAACTTACATGCAGATAAGGGCAAATAACTTTAGCACTGCTGTAGGAGACTTGCCATTTGTTACATATAATACTATAAGTGATGAGGGTGCAGGATTTAGACAAGTAAACTATCCAATAGACCGGGAAGACCCCGCTACCCCCGGCACATATATACCATACACTATACCTGCAGGTTCACGTATAAAAATAAAAATAAAAAATAAAAGAGTAAAACCTTTAAATTTATGGAAAGTTAATGCGACGTTTACCTCATCTCAGTTTTATAATAGTTTTCAAGAATGGTTTGAAGGAGACAATATAGATGCTGCTTTATCTGCTCAAGCAGTAGAAGAATGTGATGGAGGTTCAGGTAGTTGTACTATAACAGGTCCAAATTATGACCCATCAGGAGCTCATCCTATACAGGTCAGCTTTTTACCTCCAATTGAAGTAAAGTCTGTAATATGGAATGATGGAACGAGAACGTATTTTAATGTAGTAAGTACCTTTGGTATATCAGGCTTAAAGAAAAAGAAAGTAAAATTAGATGTACTAATTGAAGTACTTCGTGCTGATAACCTAATAGTATTTGAGTCAGACCCTCAGGATGCTGAACCTGATTTATGGTATGAGTCCTCTCAATCATTTGGGATAACAGCAGCAGGAGACCACTTAGGAAATACGCAAGACCAAGACATAAGCACATCAACTCCGGGCATAGTAAAGACAGCGTTCTTTAACTGCTATGCGTTTGGTAATGGTGTAGAGAGCTATAAGATAAATGACTCGCTTGTAGGTAAAGAGCTTGTGTTAGGCAACAGGGCTACATCAACAAATTCAGAGGTGTATGACGAGGAAAGAAGGTTCTCTGACTTAACATATAGTGGTTTGTTTAATCCTGAGTCAAACATAAACAAGCTTAACGAGTTTAACTTAGGCTTACTAAACTTCAAGCCTCTTGAAAGTTCGTTTGGTCCTGTCATGAAATTATTTGCTAGAGAGACTGACATACTGACACTACAGGAGGATAAAATATCTTACGTTCAGGAAAGCAAAAACCTTTTGTCTGAGGCTGCAGGTGGTGGTATCATAGCATCCATACCTGAGGTATTGGGTAAGCAGATTGCTCGTGTTGAGGAGTATGGTATTTCTCACAACCCTGAAAGCTTTGCTAACTTTGGTTCTGACAAGTACTTCACTGACGCAAAGCGTGGTGCGGTTATTCAACTAAAGGGTGGCACTACAGGCTCTGACCAATTGAATGTAATATCAATGCAAGGCATGCGTAATTGGTTTAGAGACTTATTCAATGTTTCATTTGAGACTCAGAAGTTGGGAGGGTTTGACCCTTACATGAATGAGTATGTACTATCCTCTAATACGATAGCACTACCTTCTGACATAGACTGCATAAACTGTGGGACTACTCAGACTATATCAATAACAAGAACTGACCCTTACAGCCTATGCTATGACGTTGGCAGCTTGGTTGGGGATGTTGACATTGATTACGAGGTTGTGTCGGGTGATGGAACTTTTAATGTAACTGCGAACTACAATGGAGTAGACTACAGTTCGGGGGATGTATCCACTTCGGGTGTATTAACCTTTGACAAGTCGTCTGTTTCAAATCAGCAGGCTACTGTATCAATAACGTCTACAAACTTTGTGACCCTTAACGTAACAGTTAAATGTCCTGAAGAGAATATAATAAACATCATACTTGTTACGCTTACAAGCAATAGCGATACGGGTGATGTTATACACAACGAGTACAGGTGGGTTGATGGAACGTTTACGTCTCCATTACACTCTGAGCAGGTTTACTTTACGTCAGGCACACACCCTGTTATATCATCATACAGGACCATAACGGGTGCTCAAGGTGGTGGCGTTATACCTAGCAACGCAGCAAACGTTACGATGATAAGCAATAAGCGTAGTTTTGACACGTTTAGGTTTGATATACTCACGGACAACTTTAGGTATCTAAGGAGTAACACGCTATACCAAAACAATCAGACAGACATAAACGCACTATTGGCTGCCTCTACTGAAGCCACTCCTATAAGTGGACCTACTTTTATTGGAACAACTCAGTACAGTGCAAACTTTACTATGCCTGCTTCGGGAAGTAATCTATATTTAATATGGGACTACACTAATAGTACGGAGATTGACTTATGTTATGGGACTGATGAGTTTGATGCGTGCTGTGTGTGTACCCCCCCGGCATCAGGGTATTATTTAGACGGAAGCACGTTATCTGACTCTACTGCTGTATACACAGACGTAGGGTTAACTATCTGTGCGGCAGATGGGTTCTATGCAGACGGTACAATTGTAAGGGAGCTATCTAGTTGCATACTTCTTCCTGCACAGGCATGTCCTTCTTGTAACGCACCATGCTCAAGTTCTAACACCATATCATTGTCGGGAGGTCAGGGTATATATAGTACAGATTTTAATGTAGGAAATACAGGTGCTCTTGTTGGTGCAGTTGTAATAGAGTTCTCACCAAGTGCTGTACCTGATGGGGTACGTGCACTATACAACAGTGTGGTTTACAATAAGTTAAGCTCCCCTATTGATGGCTATCACGCTTCAACAACTTCAGGAAACTTCACCTTCGTTGGTGACACTGCTAACGACTGTGGAATATCGGGTAGCACTTACCTAGCAGTGGATGAGTATAACTACTCATACGTTAACACACAGTTTGAGGCTACGGGTGATACCGAAGATTTGAGTGTGGCTGCAGGAGACGTAAGCCTTTCGTCAACTACACCGGGTGCATGCATAATGGTTGTGCCAAAGGTTACGGCAAATCCTGAATTATTGAACATAAGTGTTGCGAGTCCTTGTACTACCAATACGTTCAGCATTAAGGTTAACTGTCCAAGGCTACTTACCGCTATATCAAGCACATCCTTTTATGCATCAAAGGTACAGGCTTGTGCAGTAGACCCTTCAATAAGTATATATAACGTTCCCGTTAACGGAACAGACGGAGTACCCGGTCTATATGATTGGATATTCTTTGACGACTACGGTCAAGGGTTAGCGACTGACGGATTTTACAAGTTGGCTAGTGGTGCTGTAATAAAAGTTTTAAATGGGGTGGTGGTTACACTAACCACTTGTTAATAATATAAAGATATGAGCGTAGAATTCACAAACTATACATTAACTTACGACGAGGGGGTTCAAGGATTCCCATCGTTCTATTCCTACTACCCTGAGTGGATGATAGGTATGAATAACTATTTTTATACGTTTAATGGTGGTGACCTTTATCGACACAATGTTAACTCCACTAGGAATAACTTCTATGGTCAGCAGTCTGTAACCACGGTTAGGTCTGTATTTAACGACTCGGTGTTAGAGAATAAGTTATTTAAGACTATCAACATAGAGGGGGACTCTCCATGGAAGGTGGATTTATCTACAGACATACAAGACTCAGGTCTTGTAGAGTCAGCATACTTCGAGAAGAAGGAGCAGGTTTACTATGCATTTGTTAGGAACACAGGGACTGTGCCTGCAGAAACTAGCGAGTATGCACTACGTTCATTGAATGGTATAGCTAGGAGTACTGCTGTGAATGGTGGCACTCAGGTTGTGTTTGACCTTGACTACAAGATAAACAACATCATATCCATAGGGGACATGCTTTACTTTGCACTTCCCCCATTCGTAGACGTTAGTGGAGCTAATATTCCTGTTACGCCACAGCTCGCAGGTCAAGTAACTCAGGTTAACTACGACCCACTTAACGGTATAAACAACTTAGTTATAGACAACACTATAGTGGGGTCTGTTCCTATACCGATACAGGACGCATACTTCTTATTTATCAAGAATGCTATTGCTGAATCTCATGGAGTACTAGGTCACTACTGCGTGTTTGACATGACAAACACGGACACGGTTGGTATAAACCTATTTACGCTTGAGTCTGAAGCAATGAAATCATTTCCATAAAGAGACGATTTATTTTATTATCTTTGCGTATGGCATTTAATGTACGAACGCTTACATCTTCTGACTACGATGAAACACTCGTTGGTTGGTGGAAAGATTGGGATTGGCAAGCACCTCCAAGGGACTTCCTTCCTGATGATGGGGCGGGTGGTATAATGGTGCTAGATGAAGATGAGCCTATATGTGCAGGTTATGTTTATATAACAAACTCTTCAGTGGCTTGGGTTGATTGGATTATATCAAGCAAGACCTATAAAAAGAAGCCACAGAGGGCTGAGGCTATTGAGCTTCTTATAGACACACTGACAAGGGTATGCAAGGATAGTGGGGCTAGGTACACATACGCACTAATAAAGCACGACGGCTTGATTGATACGTATGAGAGGCTAGGATACATTAAGGGAGATTCTTACACGAGTGAGATGATTAAAACATTATATTAATATGGCAGCATTTACAACAATAGCAGCAGGAGTAGGTTTGGCAACAACGGCAGCGACTACGGGTATATCGTTTCGTCAAGCGGCTAAACAAAACGATTTGGCAAAAGATGCTCAGAGGGAAGCAAACAAGGCAATGAAAGAGGCTCGTGCTCGTCTAGAGGTTAACTACGCTGACGCACTATCTATACCTAAGGAGGCTTATGAACTTCAGAGGGAGGCTATGTTGTCTCAGGGTGCTCAGGCATTAGAGGCGGGTATTGAAAGCGAAAGAGGTTCTGCCGCTACAGCAGGGCGTGTACTAGCCGCACAGCAAGCAGCTCAGTCAGGTATTCGTACAGACATGGCTCAAGAACTTTTTGACATTGAGGCGATGAAGCTAGAGGAAGAGTCAAGGCTTCGAGACATAAACGTTCAGATGGACATAGGTGAAGCTATGGGTGCACAGCAAAGAGCTGCCGATGCACAGGCTGCGTCAACTGCTGCAAAGCAACAGGGCATACAAGAGGCTATTAGTTTAGGTGAGCAGGCTATGTCGTTTATACCACTATACGCACAGGATAGGAATGCACAGAAGGGTGCTGCACGGGAGGCAGGTCTATTTGACCCCGAAAAGCAAAGCTTCCGTAACTTTAAAAAAGAAAATGAATACTTTAGGTCTAACCCTAAATATTTAAAGGCTTACAAGGAGCTTACTCAGCCGTTTGATGTTACAGGTCAGCCTAGTATTGCTGCTCCTGCAACTCAAGATAAAAAATATGAGGACTATACTACTGAAGAATTACAAATGATATTATCAACTAATCCTACCCTATTTGACCAATTAGCTAAGGACCGTTTTAAAAAATAATTAATTAATATGGCATCATCATACGGATATGTAAAGAGAGAAGTCCAAGACATGCAAATCAATTGGGCTGAGGTTGGACAGAATGTTAGAAGCGTACTTGACGAAGAGTCTAGGGTTAGGCAGGAGAAAAAGGATGCCTTTGACAAACAAGCTCGTGAGTACGAGCAGAGGGTTACTAACCCTGATTTGCTAGGCAAGGATACTGAGTTTAACGAGGGCGTATTAAAGTTTGGTGCTGATGCACAGGAGATGAGTATGATGAATAGCATGCTCCTAAAGAGTGGTCAACTAAAGCCAAGGGATTACACAATCAAGACGCAGAATATGATTGACGGAACTAACGACGTTTTTAAAGTCATTGAGATGTATAATAATTTATCTGAAGAGGTGATGGCGAAGGTAGATAGCGGAGACCTATCAAGCGACAATCTAGAAAACTTTGCTATGGTTCAAGATTTTGCAAACTTTAACGACAACAGAATAATATTTAACCCATACTCAGGCAAGGTAAACGTTGCGACAATGGTTGAAGACCCGGACAACCCGGGAGGTCCTTTAATACCTAGCAAAGACCTACGCTCAGTTCAGTCGTTAGGAAACATTTTGAAAGACCAAGTTGCAAAGTATAAGTTCTTTGATAAAACAACTGAGTATGCTAAAAAATTAGGACTTATTGTAGAGCAGAGTATTAAGAGTTATGGTGGTATATATCAGAAGGGTACGATAGAAAAGATTACAAATGTATTTTTAAAAAGACCCGGAGGATTGGAAGAACTTTCGTCTGATGAAAAGAAAAAAATTGCAGCCGATTTGGGTATAGACGAAAATGAAGTGATGATGATTCACTCTGCTATAGGTACATGGGCAGAGTCACAGGTAGTTTCTGATAGGGATGGCATGTCTATACTTGTAGACTTTCTAGGCACAACTCCCGATGGGGAGACATATAAGGCGGTATTCAATGAGGAGGATGCGTTTGACGATAATGGCAACAGGAAGGAAAACATAATTTTAAAAACAGTTGAAAACGGTAGATTGATATACGAACTTACAGATGAGCAGAAGATAGCAGCCAAGAGGACTTTGGTTAGACAACTTTCGTCAGAGCTACAAGCATCTACAGAGATTGTGGCTGAACAAATTTTCGACGAGCCAAGCGTTGCCCAACAAGAAAAGAATGAAGAAGATAGAAAAAAAGAAGAAGCAAGTGAGGAGTATAGAAACATGGTGGGTTATATTTACTACGGAACTCCTACTCAAGTTGATACAGCAGAAACATACTTCAGGGATTTTCTTAAGGCAGAGGTAGCTCAGAAAAAAGGTGATGTATTTTATGTTACAAGGAATGGCGTAACTAAACCTTATCCACTGAGAGATAAAACGTCAGGCAAACTAATGGGGTTTGATATGTTTGCCAAGTCTACTCTCAAATTAGTAGAAGGTAAGAATATAGATGAAGCCGTTGTACTAGCGGGCGGTAAACAGACGGGTGTAGTTAAATCCGTTACTCTAGTTGAAGCACCTAAGTTGCAAGAAGATGAAACTTTCACAACAGGAAAGGTCAAGGTAACTTTTGAAAGTGGAAGAGAGGAGATACTTGCAGGTGGACTAAAAGACTTCAAGGTAGGAAGCGAAAGAGAGCTAGGGTCTGCAACCCCATCAGGTACAGGTGCGGGTACTATAGTTAGCGAGTCAGACAGTGCATACAAGGGCAGGTATATAGATGAAGTTGTTAATTTACCAAAATTAAAAACTTTAACTAAGTCAGGTAGTGAAAATTTAAGTCCTACAAAAGTAAAAGAACAATTAAATGAATTAGAAAGTTTTAATTTTAAGGTTAACGACTCTGTTACTCCAAATATGGTAGACATACAAGCATATATTATAGATGAAAATGGCAGTAAAATAATTATAGATTCATATGATTTTGATACTAAAGCAAAAGGTTTAGAAGATAGAATTCAAGCTTTAATTACATTTTTAAACAAGAATCTTACGGATGAATTATTTGAAGCTAATGAACAATCAGTTATAAAGAAGATTGGTGGCAAGGGTGATGGGATACCTACCGACCCCAACGGAAAAAAAGTAGACGCATTAGGAAACGTAATAGAATAAAATGGATAAATTAAAAGCTATATTTCAAGACTATCAAGAAGCGAAATTATTAAGTAAGCAAACTACTTTTGAACAGTTTGCATCAGTAGATGATTCGATTAAAGAAGTTTTATATAATCAAGGAATTGAAAATAAAGTAATAAGTTCAAAAACTGATTTAGAATTGTTTAAATCAGCTTGGGGAGATACAGCTATACCTGAAGTAAAAAAAAAAGGTATGGTATCACTTTCGGAAGATGGTTCTTTGGATTCGTCAGAGACTGACGTTATATCACAGGAGGATTTACTTCAACAGACGGTAACACCATCAGACCAATTAGAAACTAAGCCGACTGACACTCAGGTAGACTTCGAACTAGGGTTTCAGAATATCCCTGAACAACAGTTAACAGAAAAATTTGTTAGTACTCCTTCAGAAGAGAAGGATGATTTCGCAGGCACTATACTCAGCGAACAACCTCCAAAGGCATTCTCAGAACCTGTTGTTCAAGACGGAGTGTCTGTAGCCGAAGAGGTTGAATACGACCCATTCAAAGAGTCAGTAGACAGGGTGGTTAACAAGAAACTTTTAACGAATGACTTGTCATCTTTATTGCTTAGTAGTATTAACCCCGGTGTTGCTATAATTGAAAAATTTTTTACTGAAGCTGATGCCACTGAAGAGAATGTAATCCCTCAGATGCAATACTACTTTGGGGAATATGGTTTTGAGTTTGAACCTGCAGACGCTTTGGGTGACGGCATGACGGTAAAGGCTAGTAATGGCAAGCAAACTTATGTAAACCTTGACACAGTGTTTGGTGGCGAACAGGCTGCTAAAGACTTAAAAAAATTCCTTATTGAAAATAAGGAGGAGAATGCCGTTGAAAGGGAAAGCAATAAGGTAATAGAGGAAAACAGGAAGATATACAAGGAGCAGGAAATCAAGGACGCAGTAAGCGTATTTAATACACAGGCTCAAGAGTTTCATAATAATTATGTAGAATTTATCAAGTTAAAGGAATCCAATGAGCAAATGGCAAAGGAGTTGGTTGGTATTTCTCAGTCTGATATAGAGTCTGACCCTAGCCTGAAACAAAAGCTCGACATGTATAACCAAAACCTTAATGCTGAAAAGCAGTTACTAAAGTTGGTTACGGATAAGTCTGAGGAGTTTAAGGTAAAGGGTGCTAGGCTAGATATGTTGGCAGGTGAGTACTACGAAATGAAGAGCAAGCAGGGCTCGTACTCAAGTGGGATAATGGCAGGTATATTTGGAAGAGGTCCTGCAAATATAGCAAGCGGAGCTGTGAGCTATGGCGTTGATGCGTATACATACCTAGCAAAGAATCGCTCCCTTACGGAAGAGAAGTACAGGGATGAACTTATAAGAATAGGAAAGGAGGAGGGATACCTTCCTAAGGATGAGGACTTCAGTGGTGTAACTAAGGAGGAAATAATTGAAAGATTGGGTGGCGACACTAACGATGCCAAAAGCTTTTTTGACCGTATATTTTTAGCAGAAAAAATAGTATTAGGATTCGAGCCTACAGGTAAGGAGGTGGATGAGCCTACCAACTTTGACAAGGTAGACGACAAGATTACAGACTACGCACGTAAGGGGATAAAGTATTACAATGACTATGGCGTTGAGGGACTTGACTACGACAAGGCTGTAGAGGGCAGGTACAGGAATCCTTTCTCTCAAATAGCTGCCAACCTAGACACCGAAATGGGGATTGTTGATGCATCGTTAGCCTTCGGTGAAAAGATTTCAGAAAACATAGGTGCTCCAAAGGAATGGGCTGATTTAGAGAAGCAAAGTTTTTGGGGCGGTGCAATACTAGGACTGTCAGAGTCTATACCTGCGATGATTGGGGGAATGGACAAGATAGGTTTCGCACAGCGTACCGCACAAATGTTTATGATGACATCGTCTCACCTCGAACAGGAGATGAGTAAGAACCCAATGTTTGACAACATATCAGAGTCAGAAAAGATTCCTATAAAGGTTGGATTGTCTAGCGTTGTTGCCGTGTTAGAAAGCCTTGGATTTAGAAACGTTATGTCTAAGAATGCTTACATACCAACGCTTATACTTTCAAGGGTTTTAAAGAAAGTTCCAAAGGGTTCAACACAAAGAACATTACGAGAGTATATACAACAGGATGTAGAGAGTTCAATAGCACGTGGGGGTTACTCCCTATTAGCTGCAGGGGCTGCCGAGTTTGAAACGGGGTTTGCACAGGAGGCTGCTGATATTCTAATAAAGGATATATACAACGACCTTAAGGAAAAGGAAATGTTTGAGACCCCTGAATCTTGGGGTGACATAGTCTTTCAGATGGTATACGCAGGTGGACAGGAGGCAGTGGGTGGATTTATTTTAGGAGCACCGGGTGCTATATCTTCCGCTGTAGCAGGTCGTCAAGATGTTCAAAGTTTAGATGAAAGGGATTGGAAGAATTTTGAATTGCTAAGTAATGACCCTACGTATGATAAAATGTACGTACAAAAATTAAAGGCAGAGATTGCTGACCCTGAAAATCCAAAAACATTAGAAGAGGCTCAGGCGGAACTTAATTCTGTACGTAGAATACAGGGGCTATTAAAAAACAACAAGCAGAATATATCAAACCTTTCTGCAGAAAAAAAGAAGAGGGCTGTTCAGTTGCTTATTCAGCAGCAAAAACTAGAAGAAGAAATTAAGAATGGTAATAAACAACTTTCAAAGTCTAAAAGAGAATTACTAGACGACGTTAACAAGGAGTTAGAAAATCTTGGAATGGAATCTCAGCTCATTGAAATTTCTGAAAGAGCTAAGGAGGGAGGCATACAGGAATTCAAGGGTACTGTTATAGATTGGATTAAGGGATTAGGCAAGACCAAGGACATCGGTGATGTGATGGAGGGTGGTATAGAGATTGACATGGACGGGACTAAGGTCATAATGACCGAGTCCGAGGGCGGTGTCACATTGGAGAGTATAGAAACTCCTGACGCAGACAAGGGTAAGGGCAAGGCTGAGGCTGCCCTTAAAAAGATTGCAGAGAATGCTGACAGGGATGGCGTTAAGATTACCTTAAAGGTAGTTCCAAAGGATGCTACCGTAGACGCAGGACGGCTAGAGAATCTTTACGGGCGTAATGGCTTTGAGATGCAAGAGGATGGCGTTACAATGGTAAGAACTCCAAAGGTTCAAGAACTTACTCAGGAGCAGAAGGATGTTGAAGCGTTCTTTGCTGAGGATGTGGATGACGATGTAGATAGGGCGTCTGATAATCTTTCAATAAACAGGAAGAATGAGGGTGAGAGTAAGAGTTCGATTTACCGGGCTAGTGCTATTACTTCGGCTAAGTTTGCTTCAAATGCAATAAAGAAAATTTTACCTAATGTAAGAATAGTACTTCACGAGGCAGAGAGTGAGTACTTGAAGTATGCTACAAAGCCTGAGAATGATGAGGATGTAAGCAGCGGTGAGTATAAGGACAATGTCATACATATAAACCTGTCCAAGGTAAGGAAGTCTACAGTGGCACACGAGGTATTCCATGCGGTACTACTAGACAAGGTTAGGAACAATGATGCACTTGCCAAGAAAATATCTGACGACATGGTTCGTGTTGTTCGGAGTAAGCTCCCTGAAAACGATAAGCTAAGGTTGGCTGTAGAGAAACACGCTGCAAGGTATGAGGGTGAAATTCAGTCAGAGGAACAGATAGCTGAGTTGATTGGCTTACTGTCGTCTAACATATTTGGGTACACACAGCTTGAGAGCAGTGTAAAGTCTGCGATAAAGAACTTCTTAATAAACCTTGCGAAGAAACTTCGTATACCACTACCTAAGAGTTGGGGTAGCGACCAAGAGGTTGTTGACCTAATCAACACACTTGCACGTAAGACACGAACAGGTGAGGAGATAACTGAGGAGGATGTTAAGTTGTTGGATGTTAAGGAGGATGCTAAAGTAGATAGTGAGGCTAAGTCTCGTAAGCAAAAGAATTATA